AAGTTCACGAGATCTTTATGGTGGTTTCTATCAAAAGAACACTGCCAAAATACTGAAACATGAAAGTCGTTAAGGTCTATGGAGAATTAAAGAAACGGCTTGGTCAAAGTCGTTTTGAGTTAGATGTTGCGACACCTGCTGAAGCTATACGGGCATTATGTGCAAATTTTCCTGGTTTACAGAAGTGGATTATTGATAGTGAACAAGATGGTGTTGCTTATAAGGTCAAAGTAGGGAAGGAGCAAATAGGAGAAGATAATCTCGAAACTCTTCATTATCCGTGGAGTGAAAGGGAGGTGTTTAGCCTCACGCCCGTGTTAGCTGGAGCTGGTGGAAAGGATGGGACGTGGACAAAAGTGCTTGTTGGTGGACTATTAATAGCAGGTGCTATTTTCTTCCCAGGTGTAGCAGTTGCGGGTGGGGTGTTTACAGCTAGTGGAGCAGGAGGATGGGCAGCAGCCGCAGCAATTGCAGGAAATATAGGTATCTCAACAACTCTCATGGGGATTGGTGAATTGTTATCACCTACTCCTCCTGTCCCTGAAGAAGCTGAAACATTGGAAAACTATGCATTTAGTGGGGTTGCAAATGTAGCCCGTGTTGGTACGCCTGTGCCAATTGCATATGGAAGGTTATTTGTCGGAAGTTCGGTAATATCAAGTGGTCTTGATGTTGATCAGGTGGTCTGATGACTTACATCCGAGGAGCTGGTGGTGGAAAAGGCGGTGGCGGTGGATCACCTACAGAAGCTGATGACTCTCTCCAGTCGATTCAGTATGCAACAGTATTAGATTTGCTTTCAGAAGGTGAGATAGGAGGGTTGGATGATGGATATAAATCAATTTATTTAGGTGGAACTCCTATACAGGATTCGTCAGGAGCTAATAATTTTGAAGGGTATACAGTACATACTAGAAATGGAGTGCAATCTCAGGCATACATAAGCTCGTTAGAAGGAACTGAATCAGAAAGTAGTGTTAACGTTAAAGTTGAAAATGGTAGTCCTGTTGTTAGACAAATCACAAATACAAATACTGATCGAGTACGGTTAACTCTCAGAATTCCTTCGTTAAGGAAAGTAGAGGATGACGGGGATATTGTAGGTAATAGTGTTCAGATAAAGATTGAAGCCCAGTATAATGGAGGTGGCTATAGTACGGTGAAGACAGATACTATCGTAGGAAAATCTAGCAACCTCTATATGAGAGATTATGTCTTCTCATTGTCAGGTGCTTTTCCTGTAGATATTCGTTTTACTAGAGTGAGTGCTGATGATCCTGATGCAAAATCAGAAAGTCAAATATTTTGGTCTAGTTATACAGAAATCATTGATGAGAAATTAACTTATCCAAATAGTGCTTTAGCATATCTTCGGTTTGATTCTAGACAGTTTAATAATATTCCAGATCGTAAATATAAGATTAGAGGTATAAAAGTTAAGCTTCCAAGTAATGCAACTGTAGATACAACTACACATATAGGGCGTGTAACTTATAGTGGTGTTTGGAATGGGACATTTGGAGCTGCAACTTGGTGTAATGATCCTGCCTGGTGTCTCTATGATTTGCTTATTTCCAGTAGGTACGGCTGTTCGATTCCTGAGTCTTCCCTTGACAAGTGGGATTTCTATAGTATTTCTCAATACTGTAATGAATTAGTCGATGATAGAAAAGGTAGTCAGGAACCAAGATTCGCTTGTAATATTTTAATCAATCAACGGAAAGATGTTTATACAGTTGTGAAAGAAATGGCTTCTTTGTTTAGGGGAATGAGTTATTACGGTGCTGGGAATATGATGTTGTTACAAAATAAACCAAGAGATAGTCAGTATCTTCTTGGCCCAAGCAATGTTGTAGATGGGTCTTTTGAATATTCTGGAGTTTCACAAAAGGCAAGACATACTTCAGTCAAAATCGCCTATCAAACTTATGAAGGTTTAGGTGAGACAATGTTTGAATATGTGGAAGATGCAGATGCTATAGCTAAGTATGGAATTATTAGTAAAAGTGTAAAAGCTTTAGGGTGTTATTCACAAGGACAAGCTCATCGGATGGGGTTGTGGTTATTAAAGTCTGAGCAACTTCTTACTCAAACTTGTACTTTTGCAGTTGGTATAGATAGTGGAATTGTATTGCGCCCTGGGATGGTAATTGATATTGCTGATCCAGTTAGAGCAGGAACAAGAAGATCGGGACGCATTGGGGCAGGTTCGACTACGACTGTAATAAATATAGATAGTGGCGATGATTTCTCTGTTGACTTAACTAAAAGTCCAACAATATCTGTTATCGAACCAACAGGGATTGTTGAGACAAAGACAATCTCTAATTATGCTCCTAATGCATCACCTCCTACCGTTACTGTAAGTTCTGCTTTTACTGAAGCTCCCAACGATGAATCTGTTTATTTAATTCAAACAACTGATATTCAATCTCAACAATATCAGATTATAAGCGTATCAGAAGGTACAGATAATTCTTTTGGTGTAACAGCTCTTCAGTACAATAATTCTATTTATTCTGCTGTTGATTCTGGAACGGATATTGTTCTTAGAGATATTACTAATTTAACAGATCCACCTAGTGCTGTAACTGATATTGAGGGTGAAGAATTTTTGTATTCAGATGGTCAGGGTGTTTTTGTTGGTTGTGATTTAAGTTGGCAACATGACAGGAAAAGAGTTACAGGATTTTTAGTTACTTATAGGGTTGATAGTGATAACTGGGCAACAGTTACGACAAGTTCTCCGTCAATTAGTTTGAGACAAGGGGGCAATTTTGGTGCGTTAAGAGCAGGTACATTATCTGTTCAAATTCAAGCAGTTAACTATCTAAACAAAGGAAGCACTATTGCAACCTTCACTAAAGCATTAGCAGGTAAGACAGCAGCTCCTGGGGATGTTCTTAACTTGACAATGATCCCCACTAATGGATTGGCTCGTTTGCAGTGGACTCAATCAACTGATCTTGATGTAGTTGTTGGTGGATTGGTGCGGTTAAGACATAGCCCTGATTTGAGTAGTGTTACTTGGGCTACTGCCTCTAGTATTCATAGTGACTTGACGGGTACAGCTAAGGAAGCTTATGCGGATTTGAAGGGTGGAACTTATTTAGCTAAGTTCGTCGATTCAGGAGGGAGAGTTAGTGTTGGTACGGCATCAGTTGAATTTACAAAGCCTGATCTAGGGAATCTAATTAATGTAAATACTCAGACAGAAGATACGAGTTTCTCTGGAACAAAAACAGATTTAGTAGTTGAGAGTAATGAATTATTAAATGCAGCAGATGGTTCTAATTATAAAACAAGTGGGACATATCTCTTTAATAATAATCCAATTGATTTAGGTGCTGTATTTAATGTGCAATTAGAAAGTACGTTAAAAGTTAGAAGTTTTTATCCAGGTAATGATTATATAGATACTTATGCTAATTGGGATGCTATTACCGATTTCGATGGTGCAGTTCCTTCTAATGCAGATGCTTCTTTATATATAAGAACAACTCAAACTGATCCAAGTAGTTCTCCTACATGGACAACTTGGCGACCATTTAATAATGCACAATTCCAAGCTAGGGGTTACGAGTTGAAGGCAGAGTTAACAACAGATGGTGATAATTTAGCTCGTATTGCAGTTCAACAATTAAGAGTAGCTTCTAATATGCCAACAAGAGCGATTAATGGTACGGGTACGTCTTCTGCTAGTGGTGATTTAACTGTTACTTACCCTAAAAGATTTAATGGTACACCTGCAATTGGAATTAGTATGAGTACAACGGCTACGGGTGATTATTATACGATCGCAAGTAGTTCTGCTACCGCTTTTACCGTTTCCATCTACAATAGTAATGGTGATCGTCAAGCACGTTCATTCCATTGGACTGCTACTGGATACGGACAAGGAGCTTAAATGGCCCAATCAGACCAAATTATTGCCAATGATACAGGGGCCAACGTAAGGGCCGATATCAACAATAATCTTGCTGCGCTTTATAGTTTAAGTAGTGGGTCTTCTGAACCTTCAGTAACTACAGCCCATCAATTATGGTTAGATACAAGTACGAATCCAGATACTCTCAAGATTAGAAATAGTTCAGATAATGGTTGGATATCACTAGGAAGTGCTGAAAGCAATTTAGGACATGCTGCTTTATCAGGGGCAACTTTTACGGGTAATCTTTTAATCGCTTCAGGAGCAGTTGGATCTGCGGGTATTGGATTTAGTGGAGATACAGATACGGGTTTATATAGAGTGGCGGCAAATGATTTAGGTATTACAGCAGGTGGTTCGTTAATAGCTCATTTGAATAGTTCAGGTTTAGAAATAGAAGATGGTAAACAATTGAGGCTAAGGGATTCAGGTGGATCAAATATTGTTTCATTCGCTGCCCCTGCATTAACAAGTGATGTTGCATTAACCCTCCCAAATTCAGATGGAGATGCTGGAGATGTTTTAAAAACCGATGGGTCGGGTGCGCTTTCTTGGACAGCTATAGCTGGTGTACCTGCTGGTTCCGTATTTTGTAGGGCATCAACAACGATTCCAGGGGGTTATTTAGAATGTAATGGAGCTTCTATTAGCAGGACAACTTACGCAGATTTATTTGCAGCAATTGGTACAACTTGGGGTTCTACTGGAGGTACAGTTTTCAATTTGCCAGATCTTCGTGGTGAATTTATAAGAGGTTTTGATAATGGTCGAGGAGTTGATAATGGTCGTTCATTCGCAAGCGCACAGTCCTCAGAGAATAAAGAGCATGGACACAATGTTAGTGGAACATCGGCTATTACTGATCCAGGCCACACACATAATGCGACAGTTCGGGGTTATTCAAGTAGCACTTCTCAGCAGTTTGGTTCAGGTAAACATAGTCATGCTTTGACCAGTACTGTTACAACTCATAGCAATACAACAGGTATCACTGCTTCAGTTTCAATTTCACAAAGTAATAGTGGTGTCTCAGAAGCGAATGGTGGTGCTAGACCAAGAAATATTTCTATGATTTATATTATTAAGACGTAAACTGATCTCATGGCAATTGCACCTGGAACTTACAACATGACGATCCAACGGAGATCGGATCATAGTGTTGATGTAACTTTGAAGGATTCAGGTGGTAGTGCTGTGAATCTTACGGGATACACTTTGGCTTCACAGGTTTGGAATCCTGATAGAACAACTAAAGCAGCAGATGCAACTGTTTCTGTTACCAATGCCAGTGGCGGAACTTTTACTTGGAGCGTTACTGATACACAAACCGCATTATTGACTCTTGATGAATATAAATATGATGTTCTTTTAACTAATCCAAGTGGGCTGAAAGAATACTGGATTGAAGGTACTATTTATATGGATCAAGGCTATACAGCATGACCTCTGTAAACATCACCACTAATAAAAATACAGTTACTATTGATGAAAATAATTCATCAGTAATTACTGTCGCTACACAGGGTCCACAAGGTGCTAATGCATCATTAGTAAATGTGGATAATGCTGTAAATAAATCTATCGTTTATTATGACAGTACATCGTCTTCTCTAAAGGCTGACGCAACTTGGACCACCTCAACCCTCGTAGATGGAGGCAACTTCTAAAACATGGCTAACACTGTAAGAATCAAGCGTAGTACAGGGAGTTCAGCTCCTACCAGCCTTGAAAATGCTGAATTAGCGTTTGCTGAATCTACTGAAGTTCTTTATTACGGTAAAGGTACTGGTGGTGCAGGTGGTTCGGCTACAACCATTAATGCTATTGGTGGTAAAGGTAAATTCTGGGATAAAGATACAACTTATACTGCTAATTATGTTCTTGCTGGCCCAGGTTCAGGTTCAGATGCAGCATTAGCAGTTAGAGCTTTAGTCGCTGCTGATATCCCATCTATTGCTCATACAAAGATATCTGATTTTGATACAGGTGTTCAGGTAAATAGATTAGATCAGATGGCAGCTCCTACTGCTGCTGTCTCTTTAAACAGTCAAAAGATTACAAGTTTGGCTGCGCCTAGTAACGATAATGATGCAGCAACAAAAGCCTATGTCGATTCAACTGCTGAAGGTCTAGATGTCAAAGATAGTTGTGTTGTCATAGCAACTAGTAATATCACACTTTCTAATACTCAAACTATAGATGGTGTTTCGTTAGCTGCTGGGAATAGAGTTCTT